AGCAGTGGTGGTCTTTCTTCAATAGACATAAGTAACCCAGCTAGTATGTCTCGCTCAGACACTGTGACTAGCACTTCTTTTGGTACGTATGGTCAACTTCAACTAGACACCGTAAGAAAAATTGCTTTTGTAAAGTGTGACACTAATGATTCCTTAACGTCTGTCGATTACAGTGACCCATCAAATCTTACTGTTCTTGGCACACTCGTGGATTCCACAAAACTTTCTGGTCGCAGTCTTGTTCTTAAATAAGGAATAAAATATGTTAGTAAAAATAGTAAATGACGCTGTAGACACTTTTCCGTACAGCGTAAAGCAATTAAAAGCAGACAACCCTAATACATCGTTTCCTAAGTTACCTTCGGATTTAGACCTGTCTGAATACAGCGTTTATGGTGTAGCTGTAAGCACTAAGCCCTCCGTTGCTCACGATGAAAAAGCAGTAAGTAATGATGCGCCTACGCTAGTAGACAGTGTATGGACTTTAGGTTGGACAGTAAGAGACTTGACCTCAGATGAAACAGCGTCAGAAGCTAAGGCAGTACGAAATGACCGTGATGAGTTACTTGCTAATTGCGACTGGACACAGATGCCTGATAGTCCGTTAGACGATAGCACAAAAACTTCTTGGGCTACATATCGCACAGCGTTACGCGACATCTCAACACAAGCGGGCTTTCCTACTAATATTACTTGGCCTACAGCCCCCTAAAAGGAGATATAGTTAATGGCTTTAACTAAAATAACGTCAAAGATGACTGACGATACTATCCCACAGAAGACTGCTCATGGGGCTATGAAGCTACCCGTGGGTGCTACAGGGCAAAGACCTACAGGTGAAGCTGGTGATCTACGTTATAACTCTACTACTGGTGAGTTTGAAGGCTACACGACAGAGTGGGGTTCTATTGGTGGTGGTATAGGTGATGAATATATTTCTGCTACGCCTACGTTGTCTAGTTCTTTTCCTAGTGAAATTGTTATTGGTAACTACAGTAGCTATGTAAACCCTACTTTTATTATTAAAATAGGCTCAACAGTAATTCCACATACTAACAACGCAGGAACTTTAACTCTTTATGCACCCGCTAGTTTAAGTGGTACGCAAACTGCGTCTGTAGAGGCTTTTGATGTAGGAAAGCTATACAATGCATCAGCAGGTACAGTTAGCGTAGTAATGAAGAATCTTACTGCAAGATACTGGAGGCTTACTAATCAAGTGCAAGGTGCAAGCCAACCACCAATATACTCAGCGTGGCAGTTATACCCTAGTCTAAATGGGGGAGGTACTATACGAGGATCAGCATCTGCTATTACAGCAAGTTATAATTATTCCTCAAATAATGTACAAAACTTGTACAACACTTCAACAATAGCTTGGTATCTCCACAATCACCCTAATACTCTTGCTAGTCACTGGGTACGATATGATTTAGGAAGCGCACAAGAAGTCTTGAGTATGAAATGGGCAAACTATTCTACCACTAATAACTATTATGCTTCATCCTTTACTATTCAAAACTCAAACGATGGCACAAACTGGGCAGACATTAAAAATGTCACTCAAACTTCTGGCGGCAACACATTAAGGACTATTAACTTATGAGTTTATCTACAGATTGTGAAAACGCTATTTTAGAATACGCTCCTTTAATTCGCCAAGTTAATGCATCCTTTTTAGGAGAACATGTTGGCTACATTAGTCACGTTTTGCTTATGCTCAGAGAACGCTACTACGAATTAGAGGAAGCAGGTGAAACAGAATGGTCTATACCTGACGCTTTAAGACAAGAACTAGACGCAGACAAACCTTACTAGGACATAAACATGGCTACAAAAATTGTAACAAAGAATAGTTCCACAGCTTCAGCAGTACCAACTGCCAGTGATCTTGTGCAGGGTGAACTAGCTGTTAATGTAACTGACGGTAAGTTATACACAGAGAACGCTAGTGCCGCTATTGTTGAACTAGGTGCTAAGTGGGGAGGCTACACAGTCTCTACAGCTTCTTCAGGAACAGACGCGAACACTATCTACTTTAGGACTTAATCGTGAGTATCTTTATAGGCGGTACTGAAATAACTGACATACAGATAGGTAGCACTGCTATCAACAGTGTGTACGTAGGCGCTAATAAAGTATGGGATAGGTCTTTAGACACGCAGACAGTTACTGTAGGTGAGTACATTTCTGGGACTAATTCTAATATCCGTGGGTACGGCTTTGGCTTTACAACAGGAGGCTCAATTAGTGATGGCACTAGCAACATGTTTAGTGGTGCGGCTTATGTACAAATAGATACTCTAGCTGATATTTCAAACGGACAAGGCTGGATTGTTCAGTTAGGCATAAATGGCACACATCCTAACTCTGGATGGACAACAATGACAATTGACGGTGTAGCTTTTAATCGTGCTGATATTTCTTTTCATTCACAACCGTCAGGTATAACTAATTGGGTATGGGCTGACGCTCCTAGACCACAGACTAATCCTTTTGGAACTACAGCAGGCGTAACTAAACAGGTGGTCTTCACATGATAAACTATGAGACAAGACAAGATGGTGATGTTACCTTTGCTACGTTTACAAGAGAAGGCACATACTTTGAAGTACCTACAGTAGCCGGACAAACAGAAGAAGAGATACAGGCCACTATACAGACATCGTTAGACACCTACGATTTAATTAAGGAGATGAAGGGTGATTGATCCAGTCACGGCCATCAGCATAGCCACTAACGCCTTTGGTACAATCAAACGAATGATAGCGGCTGGTCGTGAAGTAGAGGATACACTAGGACAAATAGGGCGTTGGTATGGCGCTGTAAGTGATTTAAATGAATGTCAACGTAGAGCAGAGAACCCACCATTGTTTAAGAAGATTGTGTCATCACAGTCTGTTGAGCAAGAAGCAATGCAGGTATATGCTCATCAAAAGAAAGTACAACAACAAGAGAAGGAACTCAGAGAACTCCTGATGTACACCTATGGTAAGTCAGGATACACAGAGTTAGTAGCTTTACGTAGAAAGATTAAGGAACAACGAGAGAAGACTATATACGCACAGGAGCGCAAGCGTAAGGCAGTATTCTGGAACACTATACAGATCGCAGGCATTTTAGCATTAGCCGCTGGTCTTTACTTTACAATCTCTTTGATCATAGGACAGGGAAATGGATGAACCAACTAAAGATATACTAGACGTAGCCGCAGGCTCTACAGCAGTATTAACTATGGCGGCTTGGTTGCCACCAGCAGCATCTTTGCTGACTATTGTGTGGCTAGGTATTAGAATATATGAATCAGATACTGTGCAGAGAATAGTGCATGGTAAGAAACAGCTTGACAAACAAGACTAAATAGTGTATAATATATGAGTATTTTAACTACTTTAATATCTCCTCTAGCTGGTTTAGCAAAGAATTATTTATCTAACAAAGCTGAACAAGCTAAAGCAAAGCATGAAGCTAAGATGAATGTTATCCAAAATGATGCTGACTGGGAAGCTAAGATGGCTGAGGCTTCTGCGTCAAGCTGGAAAGATGAGTTCTGGACTTTAGTGTTGTCAGTGCCTATCTTCATGGTTGGCTACGCTATTGTTGTTGGTGATATGACAGTAGTTGATAGAGTTCAAGAAGCATTCGTAGCGTTAGGTAGTCTCCCAGAGTGGTATCAATACCTGTTGTTTATAGCCATCAGTGCCAGCTTTGGTATTAAAGGCGTAGACAAACTAATGAACATGAGGAAGTAGGGATGGGCGGTGGAGCGTATAGTACAAACAATCGCGTCAATGCGGCAGTAGCGTCAGCAGCAGCGTCTCGTGCATCTACTCCTGTTTTTACTTATAATACAGGCGATCCTCTTCCTGAAAACTATCGTTCTCCTGCTAAGTTTTACTCAGAGATGACACCTGATGAACAAAGAGCAAACGATGAGTTAAGAAGAATTGCAGAACTAAACAAACCAGACCCAAACGTCTACGTTCCTACTACATATTCTCAAGTGCCTACTTCGCAGAACTACGGTGCTGCGCCTACTTACGATTCTGCTGAAGAAGCCTTTTCTACATACGGTTCTTTTTTTGAAGAAGTACAAGGACAGATGGAACAAACAGCTTCTGTCTATAATTATAATCAATACGATCCGGGAGATTTTGCTAGAGCAGGAATGAATAGTCCTCGTGATGCTGGTGAGGTAGCAGCTTCAGACAGAATAGGCGAGTATCTTACTAAAAACGATATACCTCCTTTTATTGATGTAGATGGACAGCGTTTATATTTTACAACGGGTTTAGGCGGCTACCCTGATTATGTGGCACACGGCC